CCTGCAACCTGTGCCGTAAGTCCGGGGAACGCTTTATTAAATTCCTTGGCTATCTTTACTCTTTCATTAGTTTCTCTATCCCAACCTACATAAAGTTTTCTTTCACCAACTGTAGCGTTTCTTCCTACAATACTAAAGTTGACCAGTCCGGGTCTATCCTCGATATGGTTTCCAGTTCTGCAACCAAACTTACTTTCTACAAGATGTTTTCCCAACCAGTTTTTAGCCTTTTCTGACATTTTCCATTCAGAGGAATATACTTCTTCACCGTGTCTCCATATACTATTTCCTGAACAATTATAACACGCAATAGCTTTTTCACATATGTCCTGTCCAACTTGTTCTATTGTTTTTATATAGTCAGATCCAGTGACAAGATACGTAGGGTTTTTTTCCATAAAGTGTAGAAAGAACTCTTTAAATGCCTTGTTCATTGTGCCTCTACTAGGCGTAAGCGTACCGTCAACGTCAAATATAAAGCTATGTGTCATACGAAGAAATCCTCTAGTGTATTAGGTTGCATCCAATTGACTGCTTCAAGAATAGGATTGAGTGGATCCATAAAAGTTTTGTCAAATTGTGTTTCATAATCTATGAACTTATGAAGGTTAAATTCTGGAGGTAAGTAGTCTGGAAACGATATTACATTCTCACCTATAGGATTAGGTGTCTTGAGATAACAGAACTTGATCTTATCGCCGGAATTTATCATTGTATACTTTTTACTAAGACTATGCTTAAGTACATAGTGATTGTATAATAGAGCACCTCTTACATGAATAGGTGTACCTTTCTTATAGATTAATTTATTATCATGAAACTTATTAATCTTTTGAACTCCTCGAGGAAATGAAACCTGCTCAGGTCCAAGGTTTTTAAATTCATTCTTAAAATTATTTATGAACCTTTCACCTTCTTGTTCTGTACCTGATACAATAATCTTGAATGATTCCTTGAACTTATTACGAACAACTTCTGGTGTTGAAGACTTGATGGCTTCAATACCCATAATCTTAAGTTTGGGTTCAGCATACTGTACACCTTCAGAGTTGTGTACGTTTAAAATATATCTTTTCTTTGCGGTCCAGATCCCTCGATCTGCAATCACTTCACGACCCATTTCTAATCTTGGAGTAAAGTGATTTGAATACTTATGAAGTCTTTCATATGATTTACTTATAACCTTTTCAAAGTGCTCCTTACATATTTTATCTAAAGCTTTTACAGGATCTTTAGGTTGTAATTTTTCTACGAGAGGACCGAAGTTAATATACACCGAATCCGTATCAATTGCAATAACGTAGTCTTTGTTATTAGTCTTTAAGACTTTATTGAGCTCTTTGTTGATCTCTTTTTCTGCCCATTTGATAGAAAGCTGACCAGTTATAGTAACACTTTCAGCAAGAGCATTGTCAAAATACTTAAAGTATTTGTTAGCTAACGCACCATAAAGAGAGTTAAGCAAGATCTTAATAGCCATCTGATTATTTTCAAGAGAGTTGATCTCAGCTTCTAGTTGACGAGTCTTTTCTTTCTGATATCTTGACATTGCATCAAGCATTTTTTTCTTTATTTCACTACGCTCAGCATAATACTCGACAATCAATGAAGGAATTATTCCTTGATTAGACTTATAGTACTTAACACCGTTTGCGCACTGAGAATATTTGTCACTTATCTTTATCTTTTCGTTTAAATACTTTTCAACTTTATTATGACATTTGGCCACATATCTTTCTTGATCATGTTCATCTACATACTTGTCAAAAAAATCTGGTTTTGGAATATCGTCTCTGACTAAAGTTTCAGGTGATATATTTGCCTGAACAATTATGTTTGGATATAGAGAGTTTAAGTCAAAAGAAACAACCCAATCATGAGCTCCTACTTGAGGAGACTTCACATAACCACCAGCAATTGTAGATGGTTTTACATCTTTAAAATCTTTTGCTGCTCCACTATTACTGCTATTTGTAGAACCTTCTTGTGCACCAACAATTGGATATTGAACTGTTTCTATTTGACTTATTGGTGAAATGATTTTATTTTTTAAGAGTCTTCTATAAATGATTGATTCCCATATAGACGTTGTTCCAAACGTATCACTTATGTTTACGCCGGCTTTGTATGCCATAGTCATGACCAGATTAATTAGACCCATCTTCTCATCAATCCTATCAACAAGTTGAACGTCTTTAATGTTATAGTCAATAAATTTTTGAAAGTCATTTTTATAGAGATTGAAAAGATCACCGTGTTCTTCATAAGATAGCTTACGTTCACCAAGGACTACATAACCTATGTGATCAAGTTTATACGATTCCTGTGCACCATAAGAGTAGCCAAACTTTCGAAAGAGTTCTAGATAGTCTGCCTGTTGAATACCTGAGATCTCAAACCCGTAGTTCATTCTACCACCAATAAGTTGGTTTCTTTCATTTATAAGTTTCCAAGGAGAGAGTCTCTTCATAGCTTCTTCACTACCGAGAAGTCTTATACGGTTAACAATATAGGGTATATCAAACCATCGAGTATTCCAGCCTGTAATAATATCAGGATAGTCTTTAACCCAATATCCAAGAAACTTTGCAAGTAGTTCAGATTCATTCTTACACTTGTGATACTGAATTATATTACCGTGAAGTTCTATCTGACATTTTTCTGCATCATATTCTCCACAACCCCAGACTTGAAAGACCGAAGACTTACTTGATTTGACAGTGATTGCTGTGATAGGGTGTTCTGCTTTTTCCGGAATAGGAAAGCCATCGTCAGACGCGACCTCAATATCGAAGTTCACTACGTTTATTGAGTTTGGATTGAACGATACTTTATCGGGAAACTTATCAGTTATGAACTGATGAATGTAGTTGGTAGTGCCATACATCTTCAGGTTATCCATATCTTTATACTGCTCAAGAAATTCTTTTGCTTCTCTCATAGTATCAAAAGACATAGGTGTAATATCAGTACCATCAAAAGAAACGTACTCTGTTTTTTCTTTTGACGGAATAAAAAGTGTTGGACTAAACTTGTATTTGTGAGATACGGCAACTCCATTCTCGTTGTAACCACGATAAAGTATGGAGTTGCCAAAGCGATTCACAGACGTATAAAATGCTTTCATGTATACTATTATACCATAATGTAAGGGAAATGTAAACTATTTCTTTTCGGTTATGAAGTCATAAAACTCATTAGCTTTTTTGACGACTTCATCAGGTTGATACATCTTTGGGGTGTATTTTTCGAATGCTTCCGTAATACTAGTTTGTGTATCTTTGGCTTGTTCGACCATCTCGCCCATGAGTCTTTCACCCATCTGCCATTGTTGATCTAACATTTCTTTTGCCATTTTTAAAGTTTCGAGACGAATCTCATATGGATTTTTAGACATACTGTCCTCCTGTGTGTGTTAAAGTTTGAAGCGGCCACGTGGGCCGCTCCTTAGATATTTATACCCAACCACGTAAATTTGCATTTATTGTGTGGATAGGTGCTGTGCCATATCTCAACTGCTTCTGTCTTCTTTCAAGATCTACTAAGTCAGTTGACTGAGCTAAGTATTTCTCTTCTGCAGACATTGACCGTTGCCATGGCCAAGAAATTATCTTTGCGATGAACTTCTTCATTTTAACTCCTCTGCTATTTCGCTTATGGACCGACCTTGATCTAGTCTATGACGAATCAAAGCTTCATCTCCTTGTTTAAACTCAATTCGTGCTAAATAGTGAGCGACTCTGGCGTTGGCTGATTTTTGACGACCTTCCATCCATCCAGTTGCTATAGCTACGAAAAAAGTTCTTAAAGATCTGAGTAGGCTTTCAAGCAGACTCGTTGAGTAGTTGAGCACTATTGCTGTCATTCGGTTTTCCTCCAGTTCCAATATTAATAGACTGAGGTCGCATCTTCTCTGGTAGAACTACTTCAATACTGACAGTAAGAATTCCATCCGTGAGATCTGCACCGCTGACTTCTGCGTACTCTGATAACCTGAACGACTTTACAAACTTTCGACCTGAGATTCCTTTATGGACATATTTGTCATCGGATCTCTTCTTTGCTCGATCACCTTTAATGGTGAGTACATGATCTTTGAGTTCAATATCAACATCGCCTCTTTTAAATCCAGCAATAGCCAATTCGATATCGTACTTCATATCGTCATACTTTATAACGTTATGAGGTGGATAAGAGTCTTTTGCGTGATTTGTGATGTTTTCGAGTTCGTCGAATAAGTGGTCGAAACCTAAAAAAGCGTTCCTAGGGAACATAAAAGTACCAGTCATTGCTATCTCCTTTGTTAAGCAAGATTAAAATTAAGGACCCATTATCTGGCATCCATTACTATATATAAGTTATTATACCACAGTTTTAAATAAAAGTAAATAATTAATTAAATTTTTCTAAAAATTTTTCTAAGCAGTAGTCTTCTTCGGCCAATCTATTAAAGTTTCTTTTATTTTTTCTATTGACCCAAAAGGTACGTTTTCTTACATATAGTATAAAATCTTTATTACGTACGTGTCGTTTCATTTCTTTTACTACTGCCGCTATTCTCTTATGTGTATCAGTTATATAGTCAAAATCATAATTTATCCACTTATAATTACTAAATCCTAGTTCTTCTAGATAGTCGGTTAATTTAGGATAAGCTACCCATAAAGTTGGTTGACCTAACATGAGAGATTTTAGTAAGTGTTCTGTTATAGTTTGCTTGCTTGGATCTTCTATAGAAAGATTTATGCATGAAGATTTATACTGCCAGGGATATGTTGCCCACCAATCTTTTGGACCATGTTGATCTATGTGGAACACGTGATTATCATATACTTCATCAATAGTTTTTCTAAGAACTTCCGGATGAGAATTATTATAAAAATAATTTCTTCCTTCTTCTACATCATCTATGTGTAATGTGTGCCAGTACGAATCACATAGTGCAAACACTTTTTGATCAAATAATTCTTTTAATAAGTAAGCTTTTGTGTCGTTTATTTTACCTAATGGCACTGACATTTTAAAGTCTATTTTTTCCGACATAACATTAAAAGAATGTAACCAGTTATCTCTTAAGTTTTCTCTTCCGTACCAATTATATAGTTTAGATATGTAATTAGGAGTGAGTATTATATCATCTTTAGTTTTACCGTATCCATTAGCAAATATTTTTACATTAGGAATATCATGTGATTCTCTCCAAAAATCTAAAACTTCGTCATCTAATATGTTTCTAGATCCACATGCTATTATTACTGGAATGTTGTGTTCTCGAGAAAAAGCTTTCTTTTTATTGCTAATATTTTTGGGTAAGTCTTTCCAATCTTCTATTGGTATGACAATAAAGTTATATCCTTCTTCTATAGAAGAACCGTATATTGTTTTATAATGGACATTAATAGAAGTAAAACAATTAATAAACTGTTTTTCTAATAAGTAGTAATCTACTGAGTTCTTGTCTTCAACCCAAATGTTAAAATCTATTTTCTGCCTATGTTGTACTTCGGACATAGTTCCCATTGGTCCTTATCTTTAAATGATATAATTTTAATCTGTCTCAGAGGTGCTAAAGGTTGTAGTCCTTCTAAGTTGTCAATAGTAATAAGACCCCAATCTGACATAAGTGTTGCTATTGTATTTCTTCTAGCAACATCAGACTCTTCTAAATTAGATTTTTTTCCATCAAGTAAAAAGAGCTCTTTAAAATGCACGATAAAATATCGTCCCTGCTTATGTAGTATATGACAGGATTGATAGAGCTTTTTATCTTTTCTGGATGCTACCCCAATACGGGTAAGAGTTTCTCGGACCTTTAAAAAATCGTCCGGTTCATTAAGCGAGACTTCCAGCATTAGATCTGGTTTCCACTCAATTAAAGTGCTTTCTTGTTCCATTTTTCAACTCACTTCTATTATAGTTTAGCCATGAATATGCATCATGTTAATACTATTTATAATATTACCTTTTTCTACCTCCTTTGCTTAGTTTGAGGTGAATGTGTTTGAGTTGATCTGGTGTAAGTAAAGATAAAACTTGAAAAGCTTTTTCTCTTGAATAACCATAGTACTGCTTTATTGCATCTACGTCTTTTAGTTTTTCAGCCTTTCCCCACTTAGAAAATCTTTTCTTTTTTCTGATGACTGTTCTTAAAAAATCATACTGCATCTTACTATCAACATGAGCTCTTTGATTCATTTCATTTGCAAGAAGTGCAGTGTCATAGAAATACGATAGACCCCTATTAACCATAAAAGAGTTGTAGTCTTTTTCAGCTAGATCATCTATCATTATATTTTTTTTATTATCATTGATACTACTTAAATAATCAAAATGGTTCATGATATTGCCTCGACTAATGCTTGAATTCTCATAACATCTAAAGCAACATCGTGTCGAGGATCATGCTTTACAAATCCATCACATTTAGGAGGAATAAATTTGTTGTCTAGATCTGAACCCCATGCTAACCCATCAATTACAGATCTTGTATCTCTTACTTGCCACCAATCATATGGCATAGGATCACCTGTATCTTTCATAATATGTTCTAAAAATATAGGATCAAAAGTATTTCCTCTCGTATATACTTTTTCTAAATTATCTGGCTTATTTTTTATCATAAAGTCATAGAGCTCAGTAAGTCTGACATCATCATCACTAGGTTTAATCCACTTCTTTGCTTCAGTAGGTTGTTTATCCCACCATTCTAAAGTACTTTTATCTATAGATCTCATATAAGTTTTTACTTGATCTTCAACATTAAGTTTTATAATTTTTGCTGAATCAACCAGTTCCATGAATTCATATTGGCTAGTTGTAAATCTCAACTCATCAAAAGTAATCAAGGCCATGCATGTAACTACACCCTTTATCTGATCTTGTGATAGAGTTTCAAAGTCAAATATCATTGCATTATTCATAATATATTATACCACACTTTCTTTTATTCGTACACTCTATTATGTGTATCATTTACTCTGATAAACGTAGCACACTTTGATAGAGACTTAAGTTTTTCTGCACCAATGTATGTACACGCTGATCGTATTCCTGACAGTATGTCGACAATAGTTGTATTTACAGGACCTCTGTATTCTACCTCTACCGTCTTACCTTCTACCCCTCTATATTCTCTATGAGGAACATTGTGTCTAGACATAGCAGATTCAGAAGCCATACCGTAAAATTTCATCTTTCCATCTATGATTTCTCCATCACACTCATCATGTCCTGATAACATTCCACCAATCATTACAAAGTCTGCACCTGCAGCAAATGCTTTTACAATATCACCAGAAGAATTACACCCACCATCTGCAATAATATGAGCATTTAACCCATGTGCTGCGTCTGCACATTCCATAACAGCACTAAGTTGTGGATAACCAACACCTGTTTTTATTCTTGTAGTGCATACAGATCCTGGTCCTACACCAACTTTGATAATATCTGCACCTGCTAAAATTAGTTCCTGCGTCATGTCTGCAGTTACAACATTTCCTACGACGATTGTAGCATTTGGTACTTTCTCTCTTAAAGTTTTTACTGCGTCTATGACTGATATAGTATATCCATTTGCAACGTCAATACCCATAAAATCCCATTTTGAGTTATTATCAGCTAAAGTGTCTATATCTTCTAATCCACCCATCATACAAAGATTTTTTCCTTTAAACGAGTTAATACTATTTTTTAGATAGTGTCTAGCTGGACTAGTAATCATCTTGTGTTTAGACAATACTTTATACATTTCTGGTGTTCCGACCGTATCCATGTTTGCGGCCATAATTGGTACACCAGTCCAGTTTCTCTGACTGTGGAGAAAAGTATATGTTCTCGTCATGTCAACGTCATACCTAGATGTAAGCGTAGATCTTTTTGGCCTGATAAGTACATCAGAATAATCTAATTTTTTTTCGTTCTCAACTCTCATTTACCATAACCCTAATATTCTCCCATTACCTATAATTATAAACATGCATGTAAGTAGATGAATTATAACCCATATCGATCTTACAACAAGCATAGGCCTATCATAAGGTTTCGTTTTGTCATCAGAATAAGAGCCTAATGAATATAACCATACTTTATATAAATTCAACATTAGCCATAATTTCTGTCATACATGCAACAACATTTAGTTCATGATCAGCGACAAAAGCATTCTTGTATTGATAATCTGCAAGTATCAGAACTAGTTGAGGAACAGATTGTGGTTTACACTTATCAACCATTCTGTCATATATCCCTCTAAATATAGCTGCAGCATCTGTATCAATGTTGTTGGTTACCCATGATCTCATTTTCTTAAAGTCTTTGTCCTTTAAGAACTTAAATAAGTTATCATAAGATTGATCGCCTAAGTGTACAAGAATACCAGCATCAATTCGTCCACTGATTGAGTATCTTTGTAATTCATTTAGTACTCTACGCCAGTCTGGAACGTACTTCATAATAAGATCAACTATGACCATTTGATCATAGCCTATGTTTTCATTATCGAGTATTTTTCCAATTCTTTTTAAGAACTGCGCACATAAACCTTGTAAGTCTTTCTTACTCGAATTAAACTCATACACAGAACATCTTGAATGAAGAGGTTCTATAATACGATTTTTAAAGTTACAAGTAAGAATAAACCTGCAGTTATTAGAGAACTCTTCAATAAATCCTCTAAGTGCAGGTTGCGTTGATTGTGCGTTGAGATAATCTGCCTCATCAAGTATTACTACTTTGTATCCACCTTGTAAAGATACAGATGAAGCAAACTGTTTTATTTTAGTTCTAAGTGTGTCAATGTTTCCTTCTTCAGATCCATTGATCAGAATATAATCAAGACCGAGCTCATTACACAATGCTCGGGCTACAGTAGTCTTTCCTGTTCCAGCCGTTCCACTAAATAACATATTAGGAATCTCTGCAGATTCCACCATCTTTTTGAAAACGGTCTTGAGATTTTCTGGTAGGATTGTTTCTTCAATAGTTTTAGGTCGATACTTTTCGACCCACAAGAAAGTATCTTTCATAATATAACCAATCCTTTTTTTTATTAAGCTTCGGCTTGTTCCTGTTTCCAAGCTTCAACTACTTGTACACCTTGTGTACATTGATCACGAAGATTTCCTATAGTAGAAAGTTCTTCTCCGCGAAATCCGCCACGTTGTGTGACAGTATCAATAACCGCAATAGCGCTTCGCGAGATTTGATTTAAAAGCTCCATGGCTTTTTTTGTGTCCTCGCTCACTTCAGGGGTTTCAGTTTTTTCAGCCATTATTTAGTCTCCATAAGTTGATGATTTTTCAAGGGCTATCCAGTATTCAACGTTAGTTTGTTTAAACGATGAAATAAGTTTAGTAGAAATAGATACTTCGTAATCTCCACCCATCATCTTTAAGTTAGGAACATTGAATACAAATGAGTATTTATTAAGTTTAGATGTACCTGGAACATCAATAGAAAAGTTATTAGCAGTCGCGTTTTCAGATGACGTAACAGTAAGTGTTATCGAATCACCTCCTCCAGGAGTAACCACTAATTCACTGTGACCTAGGGCGCCAGAAGCACGCTTGATCTTATTAAATGTATCTTCATCAAGAGTAAAAGACACGTCAGCTTCAGGCATTGTAACTGACTTAGTAGGTGCTGTCAGCATTTCAATGTCCGAATAAAAGTATTTTACTTTAGACCTACCAGTAGAATCACTGATAAGAACAAAGTCATTATCAAACTTGAGGTTAGGTTTATCAACAAGTCCTAACACACCAAGAAATTCGTTGAGATCATACACGCCGAATTTTTGAGAAAAAGATGTATCTTCTAGAGTTGCAGTAGCTAATATGTTTTTAGCTTCTGAAATAGTCTTAAGTACATTACCTTCTTCAATAACAATATTTGAGTTAATACCCGAAAAGTTCTTGAGAACTGAAAGGGTTGATTCATTTAGTTCCATTACAAAATCTCCATTTGTTCATGCATATACTATTATACCACTTTTTTATATAAATGTAAACCACTTTATGCTACTAATTTACTAAAATTTCTATCTTTTACAAATTCTAGTTTTTCTTTGAACTTACCGTCAAGTATATCACCTTTGTGAGATATGACAAATACGTTCGTATTATCATCAAGCGTATTTAATATTTTCATAAGATTATCTACACCATCATGATCCAGCGATGAGTCAAAAGTTTCATCGAGAATAAGTAGGTTGGTTGCAACAGAGTTTTTCATCTTAGCAATCTGTCTCCAAGTAAACAACAGAGCCAGATCAATACGTTGCTTTTCTCCTTCAGAGAATGAGTCATATGAAAACGAATCTCTATGACGTGATCTAATTGTTTCTTGAAAACTTTCATTTAGATTAAAGTGTACGAAGAAATCTAGTACTTGTAAGTACTGATTTACAAGCTTGTTTATAACTGGTACATACTGCTTTATTACCTTTGTCTTTATTCCAGTATCTTTCAACATTTCTGACATCACGTTGTTGTAAGAGTACTCTTCATTTAAGCTTAGTTTTGTTTCAAGGAGAGAGTCTCGTTCTTTCATAATTAATTGAAGATCTGCATTAGCCTTTCCTAAGTCTCCTTCTCTGGAACTAAGTTTTTCAATATCAGCGTTTAGTGTTTTTACTTGATTCTGTAGTGATTCTATAGTTTTATTATTGCCATTTATTTCTGACTGATGAGTTCTCAACTCTTCAGACATTTGACCCCATGTGTCTAAACTGTCGCTATTAGTTGTACCAATGCTTGATAGTTTTTCTAGTGCTTCGTTAATTTCTTTAGCCTGTGCTTTCATCTCATCAATCTTTTTATCCTTAAACACTTTGTCAATTACTTGAGTACATGTAGGACACGTATCATTCTGTTCATAAAACTTAGATTCCTTTACTATATTTTTAATAGCAGCATGAGCTTCTGATTGATTCTGCATGATAGATTGTTTTTGATCATGTAAAGTTTTAAGTTGTTCGGCTACCTCATCAGAGTGTTTTATAATAAAATCTGAATGACCAGCATTTTCATTATTTAAGAACTGTATTTCATCATGTATATCATCAATCTTCTTGTTCTTATCCTTTAACTCATCTTTGTTTATCTGTGTAATATCTCTTATATATTTTTTCTGAGACTCTATATTGTTGTTTTTCAGATCCATCTGGTGAGAGTTATCTTTTAGGTTATCTCTAAGAACAGTGTTCTTTTCTTTTATTATCTGATTCATTTTTGAGAATATATTAATGTCCAGAAGATCCTCAATAACATCTCTTCGATGGTGAGCTGGGAGCTGCATGAAAGGAATGAAGGAAGAAGACCCCAACACTACTATCTGATGAAAACTCTTATGATTGAGTTTTAAGATGTTTTGCTCGAGGATCTTCTGGTACTCTTTGGAATGTGATGATTGATTGATCATATCACCATTCTTCCAAATCTCAAATGTGTTAGGTCTTATTCCACGTAACACTCTAAACTTTGACTTACCTATTGTAAATCTTACTTCAACTTCACTGTTTTTACCATTAACGCTGTTGATAAGTTGATTCTTTGTAATTGCTCTATGAGGTTTACCGAATAGGGCAAATGACATCGCATCAAGAAGAGTCGACTTACCTGAGCCGTTATGGCCAACAATGAGAGTCGAGTTAGTCTTGATTAGATCTATTTCTGTAAAGTTATTTCCAGTTGAAAGAAAGTTCTTCCAACGAATGTGTTCAAAAATTATCATACTATTTCTAAGGCCTGTGCTTCACTTAATAAATTACGCATGTTTGATTTCAATCTATCTTTATCGAGTTCTGTATCAACAGCATCTACATAACTGTCAAGAAGTTCAGATGTATCTTCTACAGATATACCTTCGTCTTCTACATTTTCACCAATAAATTCATTGAAATTTTCTGCTATCTTGAGTTCGTGTATCTTCCTATTATGTATTCTATCAACAAATGTGTCGAATGTAAATAGGTCATGTTTATTTATTACAACTATTTTTACAAATTTATTATCTAACTTTTCAAAATCATATGTACTATAATCATGTTTGCTATCATCATATAGAATTTTTTGAAACAAAGTGTTTGGGTTCTTAATCATCTGTACTTCACGTGTTTCTGTGTCGACAATATGAAAGCTTTTTGTATCATGGGCATCAGACCAAAAGAATTCCATTTGACTTCCTAGATACCAGATGTTATCCTTTTTAGATGAGACGTGATAGTGCCCAGTCATTACAAGCTCAAACTTTTGGAAAATTTTTCTATCCATACCATCATGTGCAGTGATACCTCTCATCATCTCAAAACCTTTTAGTTCAAGATGTGCACCCATCCAGTCAGCTCTACAGTTTTTGATAAAATTCATAGACTGATCATAATTTTCATTGCATATCCAAGGGAGAAGAGCCATTCTTAATGATCCGTACTCCATTACTCTTGGTTCCATTACTATATTAATCTCATTCATATAATGTCCTAGACACTCTTTCAGTGCGTTAAGATCATTTGTATTTTTGTAATACGTGTCATGATTCCCCGGAATAATATCCATAGTCATTCCAAGTTCTCTTAACCTATTAAGAAAGTGTTTACGATTATGATTAAGAGCTCTAAAGTTAACAAATTTTCTGTGATCGTAGTAATCACCTAAGTGTACAACCTGCTTAACATTATTTTTAATACAGTTGGGGAAGAACACTTCGTCCCAAAACTTTGCTGCATTATTTAAAAAAATCTCAGACGAGTTTCTAATACCGCAATGGGTATCATTCAAGATAGCAATTTTCATGTATGTTATTCCAAAAAGTCAGTGAGGTCAGAGTCAACGTTAACGGCACGTTTTTTTCTTTTCTTCGGTTTATTTTTATTAGCAAAGGTTTTTATCTCAAAGTCATGAGCCTTTACTCTATCTATACGATCCTTAAGTGTATCTACAAAGTGAGCTGCCACATTCGTAGCAATATCATCTCCTTCAGCCTGAAGAAATGCTTCGATTCCAGATTGTGAAAGATACTTTTCTTTTATTTCTTGTTGCTTCTTTTCCTTTGTTATTCTCCTAAGGAATGCATACCAAATAATCTGAGTAAAATATGCGAAAGCGTTAGGTTTTCCAGTTCTAGTAGCAGCATTTATATCATAATTTTCTATAGCCTTAAGACAGTTTTCTACTGCATCCATAACCATTTCTTCTCGATATGTGTATCGAATAAAGTTTGACTTATGAGATAAGTTTTCTGCAATCTTAAGAAAAGATACTGCAATATAGTCAGGAACGACAGGAAGTTGTGATGCAGCAGACTTTGCAGTCTTAACTACAGTAACATAATCAACTACAGCCTGTGAAAATTCTTGATTGTTTATATAGTGGACGTTTCTGGATTTTTTTGCCATATTAAAGTTTCCATTTCAATTAATATAATTATACAACAGTTTGGGCGAAATGTACACCCTTTTTCTTCAAAAAAAAAATTAAAAATAATGCATTTTTTCCTTTACTTTTCACGCGAGTGTGGTATAATAGTAGTATTACTACTGAGGGGGAGGATAGTATCTAGTGTAATTTCGATCTATCGATAGACTTAAAGTCGATTATGTTCGAATTATTCGAATCCAAACTCTCGGGGTCATAATCTTCTAGACTTGTACCTACGTCTTCTTCACTAGGTTTCATATAATCTGGATTATTTTCTAGTTCTCTAATTTTCTTCAATGCTTTCTTATACTGTGTTAATAATTCTTCATGAGGGTGTGTAGCAGACATGATATGATAATCATTTAAAGATACAAAGTGATCTGTAGCTTCTACATATGTCATCCACGGTTTAAACGTATATAGTGTTTTTTCGAAATTTACGTCTATCCTGATGACGCGCAGAGGCGTGCGAAGAATAATCTCTTCTTCGTGATCCTCAATTATTTCAGCAATGATCTCTTCACCGTCTGAAAGTTTAAACTGTTTAACGTTTTCTGCTATTGGTATCTCCATTAGTCATCCTGTTCGTAAATATAAGTTTGTTGGTGAACTTTATCATGCTTTTTCATTTTCATTCTGTAAAGTACCATATTATACTTAATTCTGATTTTCCAAATAAGTTTTCTTATAATGTTCATAGTACAATTCTGCCATTCTTGTGTGTCCGTCTTTATTTAATAGATCGTCTTTAAAGTATTTATAATCATTGTCGCTTCCATCTGACACACTACGAAGATGCTCTAGTAGCCCAGGTTCTGTTTGCGGATATCTCAACCATGACTTTTCATGTAATCCCATGTACACTGGAAATTTCCAACCGGGATTCTCTGGATTTCTATCGCGATATGATATCGCAGCATCACCGTATAAGAAGTCATAAGCTGATTTTCCAAACAATGGATCATCACTAACTTTTGTTACTTGCCACACTAACCATTCGAAGTATGTTTTGTAATTAAAGTTCCAGTAAGGCTGAGGAGGCTGACACCTGTCATGATCCTTTCCTAACTGTTTACAGTAGCTATGTATTAAATCAATATCAAACGGTTTTTCCCAGCAAGCAGCATTAAACTTAATATTGTATCTATCACATAACTTCTGTATTACTGTCAGATGATTTAAAAAGTCCCCAACGGCGCGCATATTCGCAAAATATTTTGTATATAATCCTTTATAGTCAAAAAGAGAATGTGCAAAATTTTCTGCTGCTTTTTCTTCTTTAGTTTCAGCTTCTCCCTTAAGTATCTTATTACCATCAAAAAAGTGATATTTTTTTAAATCCCATTTTCCTAAGTGCGTTAAACCTAAGAATATAGCGTCAATTTTTTCTGGATCTTTTAATAATTCAAATAAGACGTTTTGTGTAATAGTATGATTATTTACCTTTTCTCTACACAGATTAATCAGATTATAATCTAAGCCGGATTTACCACACAATAATTTGGCCCATTCGTCTTCGTATGGTGCCGCTACTATCGCCGTCTTTTTTTTATTACCGAATAGATTCATACTCTTCCAAATAATATTTTGCTATACACTCTTGTCCATATGCGTTAGGGTGAGTGTCTATTGAACTTATTTTATACTTTTCTCTACCTTCAGCCCAACTTCTAGTCTCAATCTCATCGTATATTGTAAAGCCACCCGCATCTTTGAATATTGGAAAACCTATCCAACCCTTTGGATCGACATCATTAAAGTACTCGTTATTTAAAAAGGCATCCATAGATGTCTGATGTATTTGTAATAGATATGGATTTCTTGTGTCTGCATCTTTTATCTCATCTTCTATTAT